AAAGATGTGACTTCTGGTTTTATATGTGTTGGCCAACAAGAATATGCGGACAGAGAAGTAAAACTGCAAAAAGAGGTTCATGATTATTACGGATTCAAAGTTAATGAAAATTTATATTGGTATTGGATGGCAGAAAATATAGATTATGATGATGAAACATACGAAGGTTATTTGAAAAGTTATCCAAGATTCTTCAAAGAATTCAAAATTAAAAAAATCCAATAATTTAATATTTCTATTTTTCTATATTTATATGATATGGCAAATGGAAAAACATATGGTGTAACGTTTCCTTTTAGAGATTCATTTGATGGAAAGTATTTAGATACTACCGATTTTGAAGACCAAGAAATTAGAAGTAGTTTAATTCACTTACTTTTAACAAGAAAAGGCGCTAGATATTTTTTACCTGATTTTGGAACTCGTCTTTATGAGTTTATATTTGAACCGTTAGATGGTCCAACATTCAATCAAATTGAGGCGGAGATACGGGATTCAGTTAGTACTTATATACCAAATTTACAAATTAATAACATATCAGTATATCCTGCGACTGACGACGAACCCCTTAATGGAAATTCTGACATAAAAACTTTTGACATGCCAGGCAGGTCAACTGTAGAATACACCGCTAAAGTTAGAATTGATTATACTATAACTAACAATGTATTTAATTCTAGTGACTTTATAATTATAAATTTATAAGAACATGGCAAACAAACAAATATCTTACACAACAAGAGATTTCCAAGGAATAAGAGCGGAGCTTATAAATTTTACAAAAACTTATTATCCTGATTTAGTTGCAAATTTTAATGATGCCGCAATATTCAGTGTTTTTATGGATTTAAATGCGGCTGTTACGGACAATCTTCATTTTCACATTGACCGTAGTTTACAAGAGACAGTATTACAATACGCACAACAAAGGTCTTCAGTTTTTAACATTGCTAGAACATATGGATTAAAAGTTCCAGGACAAAGACCATCAGTGGCATTATGTGAGTTTTCAATTGTCGTTCCAGTATTTGGAGATAAAGAAGATATTAGATATTGTGGGATTTTAAGAAGAGGAAGTCAAGTACAAGGTGCTGGACAAGTTTTTGAATTAATTAATGATATAGATTTTGCGTCTGAATATAATGCTGAAGGATTTCCTAATAAAAAGAAAATCCCAAACTTTGATGCAAATAACCAATTGATAAGTTATACAATCGTTAAAAGAGAGGCGGTTGTTAATGGGTTAACCAAAGTCTTTAGAAAAACTATAACTGATGCGGAGTCTAGACCTTTTTATGAGATATTTTTACCTGAAAAAACTGTTTTAGGTGTTACAAGTGTTTTATTAAAAGACGGTACAAATTATACAAACGTTCCATCAGTACAAGAATTTTTAGGAACTGCAAATCGATGGTATGAGGTTCAAGCACTCGCTGAGGATAGAATTTTTATTGAAGACCCTACAAAGGCTTCTGACACACCTGGAATTAAAGTTGGTAAATATGTTCAAACAACAAGTAGATTTATTACCGAATTTACTCCTGAAGGATTTTTGAAAATGACATTTGGTGGTGGTAATATATCATCCGATGAATTATTAAGAGAATTTGCCAGAAACGGAACTCCCCTTGATTTGGCAAAATACCAAAATAACTTTTCACTTGGGTCTGTATTAAAACCCAATTCAACTTTGTTTGTCCAATATAGAATTGGAGGAGGACTTGGAAGTAATTTGGGTGTTAATGTAATTAATAACATTGGAACTGTTAATTTTGTGGTTACAGGACCACTCAGTACAATTAATACCGCTGTCATAAATTCACTATCTTGTACAAATATAACTGCGGCAATTGGAGGAGCAAGTGTACCAACAACCGAAGAAGTTAGAAATTATACAACATTCAATTTTGCATCACAAAATAGAGCGGTTACAATTAATGATTATGAATCTTTAATTAGAAAAATGCCATCACAATTTGGAGCACCTGCAAAAGTTGCAATAACTGAAGAGGACAACAAGATTAAAATTAATGTATTGTCCTATGATTCATCAGGTAAATTGATACCTGTAATCTCGGATACTTTGAAAAACAATTTAGCAAATTATTTATCAAATTATAGGATGATAAATGACTACATATTTATAATTTCGGCATCAGTAATTGACCTCACATTTGATTTATCTTTGGTATTAGACGCAACTCAAAATCAAGGAGTTGTTATATCTAATGTTATTATATTAGTAGAGAATTTTATGAGTCCTGCCGGAAGAGAAATGGGTCAAAATGTTAATGTTTCAGAATTAAGAAGGTTAATACAATCAGAAAATGGGGTAGTTTCTATTTCTGATATCTCAATATATAATAATGTTGGAGGACAGTACTCATCATCTGAAACCTCCCAAAGGTACTCAGACCCACTTACAAGAAAAATTGAATTGATTGATGATACAATTTTTGCTGAACCAACACAAATATATCAAGTAAGGTTTCCAGGGCAAGACATAAGAATTAGAGTGAAGAATCTATCTACTGTCAATTTCTCTTAATTCATTTATTTTTTTAAAATTTTACTTAAACTATTTATAAAAAAAATAGTTATGCCCAATTCGTACAGAATAAGGACACAAGTAGGTGTTGATAAGTTATTACAAGTAAAATTAGACCAAGATTATGATACTTTAGAGGTTCTCTCTATGGCAATTTTTCCAAACGATGTTTATACAAGAAGTTGTGCTGATTTTGGAGTTGTTTGTGGTAGAGTTTTTGCTAATAGAGGGTTAGGACTTGTAAATGCAAGAGTTTCTATTTTTATACCAATAGACCAAGTAGACGAAAGTAATCCAATAATTTCAACATTATATCCCTACAAAAGTTTTGAGGATTTTAATGAGGATGGGTATAAGTATAACTTACTACCTTACAGTCAATCTCACTCAGGTCACGTACCTGTTGGAACTTTTCCGGATAGATTAGATGTATTATCAGACCCTTCTGTAATTGAAGTTTATGACAAATATTATAAATTTACAGCAAAAACAAATGATGCGGGTGACTATATGATATTTGGTATACCACTCGGTGAGTATGATTTGTTTATGCAAGTTGACTTGTCGGATATTGGTGAGTTTTCATTGACTCCACAGGACTTACTTAGAATGGGGAGAGCAACAGAGGCACAAGTTAATGGGACCAGATTCAAGTTTTCTGAAAACTATAGTGAATTACCTCAAATTGTAACTTTAAAAAAAGTAGTACAAGTTGCACCTTTTTATGGTGAAAATGGAATTTGCCAACATTATATTACAAGAGCCGACTTTGACATTACTTCTGAAGCTCAAATAGAATTATCCCCCACTGCCGTTTTTATCGGGTCGATGATTTCAACTAAAGACAAACGAAAACTTAAAAGAAGATGTAGAGTTCCCGCAAAACAAGGATGGCTTTGTGATATGATTTCTGGGCCAGGACAAATCGAAGCAATCAGACAAACTATCAGGACAGATAATTTGGGATTCCCAATATTAGAACAATTTAGATTACAAAATGATGGTAAAATAATTGACGATAATGGAGCTTGGATGACCGAACTTCCAATGAATCTAAACTATACCTACACTGATGAATATGGGATGAGAAGAATATCTCCTGATGGTAGTGTTGGAGTCCCTGTTAGTGCTAGATATAGATTTAAAATAAAATGGCAACAATCTCCGTCATTAAGAGAAGAAAATAAAAGGGCGTATTTTTTAGTACCAAACGTTAAAGAACATGGGTGGGATACTGGAGGTACTTCGGACCCAACTATGGACTATTATAGTACTATAACTTACACATCCACTACGACAACTGAACCATTTGAAATACCCCTACCGAGTTTAAATAACCAATACTATAATTTTGTAGATTCACAAAATATACAAAGTTATGTTGTTGTGGTAGATGGAATTGAAAGACCTGATTTAAATGACACAATACCACTTGCATTATTAAGTACATCGACACCAGTACAATATGTCGTAATTAGATATGTCCCAATTGACCCAACTTTAGATTCATCCATAACATTTCAACAGTTAGATGAAGGGGCATTTATGTCTCAGGCTTCATATGCTTTTAGCATAAGTTGGGCAGATTATGGAACTCCTGAAATGATTACAGAAGCAATTAACTGTGATGATAGATTTTATGAATTTAACTATAATAAAGTTTACACAGTTTCACAATTAATTGATAGGTACTCCAATAGAATATTTCCGCAAAAATCAATACAAATAAAACACATTACAGATAATAAATGTGAAGGAGATTATAATACATTTCCTGTTAATGATGTTTATTATCGATATGACTTTTTATTTATTGCAATAAATTTCATATTAAGTTTAATGAAACCAATAATGATATTGGTTACAATATTTTTACATGTTTTGGCGACTTTATGGCCAATTATTGCTGTGATTGCTTTAATTATTTGGTTAATACAAAGTGCAATTTATGAAATATGTAGACTTTTAGAAAAAATAAATCTAAGAAATAAACCTTGTAAAGAACCAAAAGAACTTGACGATTTATTAAGAAACCCATTTAAAAATGTTGGTTTACCTTTGTTTTTATATACTGAAGATGGATGTGAAAGATGTAGATGTAAAGTTGAAAACCAAGAACTTGATGAGTCAAATAATACGTATTTATTTACATTACAACAAAATGCTGCCCAATTTGATAATTCAAATGTCTCAAGACTAGCAGATGTTGCATTATTAACATCATATTTTCCGTTGCGTAGAAATCCTTGGGCTGGAAATCACTACCTTGTTGCGAATTTAGAAAATAACCCTGATTATGCCGAGGCTATTGGTGCGATGTTTGCTGGAAATGGTGCCAATGACAATGATGTAAGAAAATTACCACTGTGGTATGGAAATGTCGAAGGTGTCAATGTAAACATGATGTCAACTCAATTAACTTTACCCGAAATATTAAATCTTTTTAACACAAAGGCTAAATATTTTGACAATGTGACAAATAGTACAGTTGCAGAAGCATCATTTACGCAGGCCGAATGTTCTTTTAGTCCAGGTAATACCGGATGGAATCAAGCTAAAGTTACATGGAATCCGGATTATAATGACCCAAACGATACGTATCACTTTGACAATATGATTGTTTTATTAATGGATACATCAGGATTAAGCAAAGGTGATATTATAACATTCCAAAACCCATTAAATTCTACAGACCCTAATGTAAATACCTCATTTGGTACAGTAAGACGACCTGCAACTGTTGTTGTAAAATACGCAAACCCAAATATGGGAGAACCTGAAAATCCGTTACTTACAACTGTTTATGATATGACGGATGTCTATAATGTGCCTAGTGGAATTGTTGGCATTACACCTGACGGAGTAGTAATAAATGAACTACAATTTGATG